GGTTATGTACCTACGCAAGTGGATAATGTTTATAGTATGGCATTTGATGGTGTAAATGATTATATTGACGCTGGTAATGATAGTAAATTCAACTTAACTACTGGAATGACTATTTCGGCTTGGATTAACCCTACAGTAGCTGCAACTAATAAATTTCTTGTTGCTAAAAGATGGTCAACTAATTCTTATCAAATAGCAACCGCTGGAAGTATTAATCCTCAGTGTTCTGTATGGATTGGGACAACGAGATACGATGCTTTAGGATCAACAGTGTTAAGTGCGGGAACCTGGTATCATATAGTCGGCACGTTTGATGGTTCTAATGTAAAAGTGTATCTTAATGGTGTTTTAGAAGACACTACAGCAGCTTCTGGTAGTTTAGCTCAAACAACTGATATTGTTAGCATAGCAAAGGGTCTTAATAATAATGCTTATAATTTCAACGGCAAAATAGACGAAGTAGCTATATTTGATTACGCTCTTTCCGCTAGACAAATAAAACAAGATATTTATAACGGTACAACAACTGGTAAAACAGCAGATTTAAACAATATTAGTAATTTAACTGCTCCTGTCGCTTGGTACAGAATGGGAGATTAAAATAGATATATGGCAACAGAGTGGATATCACCAACATGGCGAATGCCAAATGATAAGAACCAAAGTAAGTTTGAGAACTATAGTTTAGATTTTGATGCTGCAACTGATGAATATATAAATTGTGGCACAGGTGTAGGTGATTACTTTGGTAATAGTTATACAGGTCCATTATCGATTTCTTTATGGTTTAAAGCCAACGCTACCAATAGTGATGATGGTTTAATATGGTTTTCTAATAACCCCACTAATTCGCATGGCGCTTTTAGTTTTAATATTTCTAGTAATGAAATAAGAGTTAGAAATGTAGCAACTTCAAAAATTGCTTTTACAGATACAACAAGCTGGCATCATTTAGTAGCTGTTATGGACGCATCCGCAGCAACTACTGGAAAAATATATTTAGACGGGGTTTTACAATCTGAATACTTTACTTATAGTAGTATTAATTTATTAAGTAACGTGTTATATATAGGAACGTATTACAATGTTGTAGGTAAAACATTTGATGGAAATACTTCACAAGTTAGTATATTCGACTACGCGCTTTCACAAGGCCAAATAGATTATCTATACAACTCAGGTACTCCACAAAACCCTATGGCTATTTCTGGACAACCACCAATTGCTTATTGGCCTTTAGGTGGGTCAAGTACCGGTGACGCTGCTGCGGCATCGCCAAATACTCTAACTGTTCCCAACGAGTCAGTGCCAAGTGCAACTGTTTTTGATTTTGATGGGGATCCACATATAGTATGTGATAGTAATTTCTTTACTCCAAGCGGGACAGTTGGAGGTGCTGGTAATTTTATGCAAGTTTGTTCAATTTCTTGGTGGATGAAATCTAGTAGAGCAGGAAGTTATTCGGTAATATTTCATTTATCTGGTAATGGTGCTTGGATACTTAGAATAGATAACGTGGGAAATATGTGGTGGTTTGCTGGATCTGGAACAAATTATGTTAAATTTAATAATGTTACTGCTAATAGTATTAATTTATGCGATGATGAATGGCATAACTGTACGTTTACAATACCTGACGCTAATGATAAAGATCAATGTAAGTTTTTTATAGATAATCAAGAGATAACTTCTACTACAACATCAGGAGCCGCTACAGGATATGGAAGTCTTTATATTATGAGTTTACTACAAATTGCTGGAGGATATCTCGGGGATATTGAAGGAACTGAAATTAGCAATGTGCAAGTATGGCTTGACACTGCTTTAAATGATACTGATATTGCTACAGTTTACAACAATGGTGTTCCATTATTATCAGGTACACAACCACAAGCTGCTAATCTTAAAGCTTGGTATCCAATGAATGTTGAAAATGCTAATTGGTTAGGTAGTGATTGGCAAATAGCAGATGCTACTTCAGCATATCCACAGAGTTTTGATTTTGGTGATAGAACTCAATCTGAATATATAGGTTTGCCTCAGCTACCTGTGTTTAATGCAATAACTATTTCAGCTTGGATAAAAACCCAAAAAAACAACGCAACTATTCAAACTATAATAAGTAACAATCAACCTAATGCAGTGGCAGCTGAAAAAGGGTGGCTGATTGATATTGGAGCTGCTTGGGGAAGTGGTTATCAAAAAGGAAGATTTGTCTTTTTTGATTCAACAGGTTCAACGTATACCCTTATAGACCAAACTTCCACTCAAATTTTAGTAGACAATGAATGGCATCACGTTGTGGCTTTATGGGATGGAACTACAACAGCTAATGCTGTGAAGATTTTTGTTGATGGATTGTTAGCAGGTCAAGGCACATCTACATTCGTTGGACCAATAAATCAACCAGCTGCAACTTTTGAACCAAGAATAGGTATAGGTGGTTATTCAGCTTCTAATGGAGGTGGAGGTAATATATTTGGAGGAGACAGCGGTGAAGATGGTTTTATATCTAATGTTCAAACGTGGGATACTGCTTTAACATACGGTTCTGTTTCATCCATTGGAGATGCAGCTACAGGTCAAATAGCTGAACTTTATAACAACGGAAGCCCACTAACAACCGCAATAGCAAGTTCTAACCTGAAAGGATGGTACAAGCTAAATAACAATGAAATTTGGGATGATAGTAAGTGGGAAGTTGAAAATCAAGCTTATCCTGCTAATTGGGAAACTGCTTTAAATTTTAATGCAAGTAATATAAGTAAACTTGTTCTACCTTCTATGGTAGATTTAGGAAGTGCAGATTGGTCGTTTTCTTTTTGGTTTAACACAACGCAAGGTTCAGGACCCAATAACATTTTGGGAGGTGGTGGTATTTTCACATACTTGAGTGGTTTTAGTGCTGGAAATGGTTTATATGCTTATATTGGATATGTCTGGACAAATTTAAGTGGTTCTGTTGATATAAATGAAGGAAACTGGCATCACGCAGTACTTACTCATAATAGTGATGGAGATAATACTTTGAAATGCTATATAGATAATGTAGAAACATATTCTAATACTTACACACCAGGCGCTCTTGCAGGTATAATTCCTGCTAAACTTAACAATATATCAACATGGGGAGGTGGGACAACAAGACCTTTTAATGGTAATGTAAGTAATTTAGCTCTTTGGCAAGGAACAACTTTATCTTCTTCTGATGTAACTACATTATACAACAATGGAACTCCAGAAGTAAATATATCTTTTTCACCTTCTAATTACTGGAAACTTGATAATTTAACAACTGGTATACAGGATTCTACTGGATCAGGAGGAACTTTTACTAATACAAATACTACTAAAGTAAATACTTTTGTAAGTACAGAAGCAGCTACAAGTTCAGGAATGACAGAATCTAATTTAGTTAACAACAATGTTTCTGCACTAAACGGTACTAGCGATGGTATGACTACAGCAAATTTAGTTAACTCTGATCTAACTCGTAGTATTCCATATAGTAGTTATAGTATGGATTTTGGAGGTACAGATGAATACTTAGATTCTTCTACTGCTGCATCAGGTATTCAAAGTGCTACTACAGGCACCATTTCCATGTGGGTACAACCTACAGACGCTACCCCAAGTGCTATAGATACTTTAATATCAATTAGTGATACTAGTACAGCTAATACTTATTTTAATGTAGGAATATTAACAACAGGTGAAGTGTACGCAGAGTTAAGAACTAGCACGTTTCAATGGGAATTAAGTACAGACGCAGCTGCTTTTAGTGATGGTACTTGGGGTCATTTAGCTATTACTCAAAACGGCACTGAACCAGAAATATATATCAATGGTATAAAAGTAGCACAAACATTTACTACCACAACGGATAAAACAAAGTGGTGGGACGATTATACTGTAAACTCAATTAATTTTGCAAGAAGTTTAACTCAATGGGGCGCAGCAAATTATTATATTGGAAAAATAAGTAATATAGGAATATGGACTTCAGCATTGACTCAAGATCAAATATTAACAATTTTCAATGGTGGTGTTCCCAACAATATTTCCAGTTTGTCACCAGTTAATTGGTGGAGTTTATCAGGAGATAGTTATTATGATGGAACTGATTGGAAGTGTCCAGACTTAGGTAGTGGAAATGATATTGCAACCACAGATAACATGGAATCTACAGATTTGATAGGTAATGGCCCAGGTAGTTCTGCAAACGGAACTGCTACAAACATGGACATCCCAGCTAACCTAAAAGGAGATGCACCTAACTCATCTAGCAATGCTTTTTCAGTGAACATGGATTCACAAGATAGAGTTGCAAGTGTTCCTTCGTAAAAAAGAAATTAAACAAGTAAATATATAAATAACAAGTAATTAACAAATAACAATTAAACAATGGCAACAACTTATGCAGTAATTAACTTAGACGATACAAATGCTATTTTGTTCAGTCAAGTAAATCAAAGTTCAGCTCAGACAATGAGAAGGAACTTAGCTAATACGCAAGGTTTACTGTCTTACCAAGTTGAACCTAGTTTTATCACTAATGGTTCATTAACTCCGGTTGAGACAATGGATCATGAAGCAGCGTTAGCGTTGATGGCAACTCCAGCGTGGTCGGATCCAAATCCACCAACTGAGTAAATAAAAAAAACAATCAAATTTAATTAAATGGAAAACAAAATCACAGACGAGCAATTAAAAACAATTAAAGATCACCAAAATAAAACTAATAACATTTTACACCAACTAGGATATTTAGAAAGCCAAAAGCATGGTTTACTACATGAACTAGCAGGTGTTAACCAAGATGTTGAAGAATTTAAAAATTCTTTAGAGAAAGAGTACGGAGCTATTAATATCGATATTGAAACTGGTACTTACACAAAGATAGAAGAGGAAGAAGAAGTAGCAGTGAGTCATGTCTAATGTAATACGTAAAATCAGTATTGGATCTGATTACAAGAATGATGCTATGCATTATTCTGTAGGTCAAGAAGTATACGGCGGTCATAATATATGTGACATAGTCTTCAATGATGAAGATTATTCATATAATATTTATATAACTAAAAATCAAGAAATTCTTCCTTGGAAAAAGTTTAACCGTAATATGGCTATATCAGTGGAATTTGATTTAAAGTATTAATGAAGAATTTATATAGTTTTATTATCAAACCTTTATTTAGTAGGTATGATAACGTTAAGAAAATTGACGAAAACGAACTTATTATTAATACTAGTATTGAAGATCATAAATTTGTAAGTAAAAAAGCAGTTGTAGTTTCCACTCCAGCTGCTTATGATACTAAAATTAAGAAAGACGATATAGTATACGTACACCACAATATTTTTCGTAGATATTACGATATAAGAGGGATAGAGAAAAACTCATCTACATTTTTTAAAGATGATTTATATTTCTGCTCACCAGATCAGATTTATATGTATAATCTTAAACCTCATTTAAATTATTGTTTTGTAAAACCAATATTAAATAAAAACCGTTTAGAGAACCGAAAGGAACAACCAAACTTTGGAATACTAAAATATGGTAATAGTTCCTTAGATGCTGTAGGAGTAAGACCTGGAGCACTTGTAGTATTTACCCCATTCTCAGAATTTGAGTTTATTATAGAGGGTGAAAGACTTTATTGTATGAAATCTAATGATATAGCTGTAACGCATGAACACGAAGGAAACGAAAAAGAAAATAATCCAAGCTGGACAGAAAGCAGTGGAAGAGTTAATCAAAGTAGCTAAAGAGAAAATTGTAGACTCAGATGATGATGTTTCAGCTGATAGATTAAAAAACGCAGCAGCTACTAAAAAATTAGCTATATTTGATGCTTTTGAGATATTAACTAGGATCCAGGAAGAAGAAGAGAGATTGAGTGAAAAACCTAAAGAAAAGAAAGAGGAAAGATCTTTTAGAGGTTTTGCTGAAGGGAGGAGTAAGTGAGTTACGAGCAAACGCTTTGGAAAGAAATTAAAGATGTAGTAAATCCTAAATATCTTAAAAAGCAAAATCGATTAAAAAAATGGGGGTATGGTTACAATCCAGATTATGATTTTATAGTAATTAGTAAAACTGGAAAAATTGGGCAAATCATTGAGATCCAGAACTTACGTATTGCACTACCAGCAGAAGATGAATGCTTTAAACGAAGCGAAGATAAAAAGGAACAATATTGGGAGAAACAAGAATACCCTAAAGAACTAGCTAGAATAAAAAGTAGATTTGATTGGGATGAATACCCAAACGATTTTAAAGAGAAATGGTACGATTACATTGATAATGAATTTAAGAAACGAGATGAAGGATATTGGTTCTACAGCAATGGTAATCCTACTTACATTACTGGTACTCATTACATGTACTTGCAGTGGTCAAAGATCGATGTCGGAGCTCCCGATTATAGAGAGTCAAATAGACTCTTCTTCATATTTTGGGAAGCATGCAAAGCAGATAATAGATGTTATGGGATGTGCTATCTTAAAAACAGACGGAGTGGATTTTCTTTTATGTCCTCAGCTGAACTTGTCAACCAAGCCACAATATCTTCAGATGCCAGATTCGGCATCCTTTCAAAGTCTGGAGCTGATGCTAAAAAAATGTTCACAGATAAAGTTGTCCCGATATCCGTTAACTATCCGTTTTTCTTCAAGCCGATCCAGGATGGTATGGATCGTCCTAAGACCGAACTGGCATATAGAGTCCCAGCTTCAAAACTTACTAGACGCAAACTAGAAACAAATGAACAGCTTAGAGAACTTCAAGGATTAGACACTACAATTGACTGGAAAAACACAGGTGATAACTCTTATGATGGTGAAAAGCTAAAGATATTAGCCCATGATGAAAGTGGTAAATGGGAGAGACCTGACAATATATTAAATAACTGGAGAGTCACAAAAACTACATTAAGACTAGGATCTAGAATCGTAGGTAAATGTATGATGGGCTCAACTTCAAACGCGTTAGATAAAGGTGGAAACAACTTCAAAAAACTCTATTACAATTCAGACGTTACAAAAAGAAATAGAAACGGACAAACGAGTTCGGGACTCTATTCTTTATTCATCCCTATGGAATGGAATTACGAAGGATTCATGGATTCTTTTGGATCACCTGTGTTTCTTACGGGAAAAAATCCAGTCATCGGAATCGATAATATCCCAATTACAGTCGGAGTCATCGAACACTGGGAAAACGAAGTCGAAGGATTAAAATCTGATCAAGATAGTTTAAACGAATATTATAGACAGTTTCCAAGAACAGAGCAACATGCTTTTAGAGATGAAACTAAGAATAGTTTATTTAACTTAACTAGAATATACGAACAAATAGACTACAATGAAGAAATGAATACTACTACCACTCAAGGTAGTTTTATGTGGGAAAATGGGATAAAAGATACTAGAGTTATATTTGTACCAAATAATACTGGCAGATTTAACGTTAGTTGGGTACCTCCTAAAAATCTTCAAAATCGAGTGATATTAAAGAATGGGGTTAAATACCCTGGTAATGAACACGTTGGGGCTTTTGGATTAGATAGTTACGATATCTCAGGAACGGTTGATGGTAAAGGATCTAATGGAGCTTTACACGGACTTACTAAATTCTCAATGGAAGATGCCCCACCAAATCACTTCTTTTTAGAATATGTAGCACGACCTCAAACTGCTGAAATATTCTTTGAAGAAATACTAATGGCATTAGTGTTTTATGGTATGCCTATATTGGCAGAAAACAATAAACCAAGATTTTTATATTATTTACGAAGAAGAGGTTATAGAGGTTTTAGCATGAATCGTCCTGATAAAATATGGAATAAACTATCTCCAACTGAAAAAGAAATTGGTGGTATACCTAACACAAGCGAAGATATTAAACAGGCACATGCTGCAGCAATAGAATCATACATAGAAGAATATGTTGGCGATTGCAAAGGTAGTATGGGTGACATGTATCACCAGAAAACTCTAGAAGATTGGTCAAGATTTGATATTAATAATAGAACAAAATATGATGCTTCTATTAGTTCTGGGTTAGCTATAATGGCTTGTAACAAAAATAGGTATGTTCCTGTAAACAAAAGAACGACAAAATCTATAAACTTAGGTATAAAAAAATACGATAACACTGGTTATATTTCAAAAATAACATAAATGATAAATACTAATTATAATAGTCCATTTCCTGATCAAGTTGTACCAGATGCAGAGAAAGCAAGTTGGGAATACGGTTTACAGGTAGGTAGAGCAATTGAAACTGAATGGTTTAGAGGAGATAGAGCGTGGCAAGATAGGTTCAATACGAACTACAACAATTTCCATAATCTTAGACTTTATGCTAGAGGTGAACAACCTGTTAAGAAGTATAAAGATGAAATGTCTATAAATGGAGATTTATCATATCTTAATTTAGATTGGAAACCAGTACCAGTTATATCTAAATTTGTAGATATTGTTGTTAATGGGATGGCGCAAAGAAGTTATGACATCAAAGCTATAGCTCAAGATCCTACTTCAATAAAGAAAAGAACTAAATATGCAGAAAATATATTAATAGATATAAATGCAAAACAGTTTATTGACAAAGTAAAACAAACAACAGGTATAGATCTATACTCTAATCCAGATAGAGAAAATGCTCCTATAGATGAAGAGGAATTAGAATTACATATGCAGATGAGTTATAAGCAATCTGTAGAAGTAGCTGAAGAGGAGGTTATAAACACTATATTAGCTAAAAACAAGTATAATTTAATACGTAAAAGATTAAATTATGATTTAACTGTATTAGGTATTTCTTGTGTTAAAACAGGTTTCAATAGATCAGAAGGAGTGACAATTGATTATGTAGATCCAGCAGCGTTAGTTTATTCATATACAGAAGATCCTAATTTTGAAGACATATATTATGCGGGAGAAGTAAAATCAATTAGCCTACCTGAACTAAAAAAACAATTTCCTTATTTAACACCTGAAGAATTAGAAAAGATACAAAAGTATCCAGGTAATCAAAACTATAATAGGAATTGGAGTGGTAAATACGATAACCAAACAGTTCAAGTTTTATACTTTGAATACAAAACTTACACTAACCAAGTTTTTAAGATTAAAAAAGGTGTTAATGGTTTAGAAAAAGCTATTGAAAAAGGGGATACTTTTAATCCACCTGAAAATGACAGTTTCAAAAAAGCGTTTAGATCTATAGAGGTATTATATAGTGGTGCTAAAATACTAGGTTATGAAAACATGCTTAGATGGGAGATGGCCGAGAACATGACTAGACCATATGGAGACACTACTAAAGTTCATATGAACTATAATATTGTTGCTCCTAGAATGTATAAAGGTAAAATAGAGTCGGTGGTTAGTAGAATAACTGGTTTTGCAGATATGATTCAGTTAACTCATTTAAAATTGCAACAAGTAATGTCTAGGATGGTTCCAGATGGTGTGTTTGTCGATGTAGATGGTTTAGCCGAGGTAGATCTAGGTAATGGCACTAATTATAATCCAGCTGAAGCCTTGAACATGTATTTCCAAACAGGTTCTATTGTTGGTAGAAGTATGACGCAAGATGGTGGAATGAATCCAGGAAAAGTCCCAATACAAGAGATTCAAACATCAAATGGTCTTGGTAAAATCCAATCTTTAATCCAGACTTATGAGTATTATTTAAAGATGATAAGAGATGTAACCGGACTGAATGAGGCTAGAGATGGTACTTTACCGGATAAACAATCTTTAGTTGGATTACAAAAACTAGCTGCTGCTAATTCAAACGTAGCAACTAGACATATTCTACAAGCTGGTTTATTCTTAACTCTTAGAACTTGTGAAAACATATCTTTAAGGGTAGCAGATTCTTTAATGTTCCCATTAACTAGAATTGCTTTAGAACAAAGCATATCTAAGTATAATGTAGGTACATTAGATGAATTAATAGATTTAAATATACATGACTTTGGTATATTCTTAGAATTAGAACCAGATGAAGAAGAAAAAGCTGTATTAGAGCAAAATATACAAATCGCTTTAAAAGCTGGTCAAATAGATTTAGAAGATGCTATAGATATTAGAGAAGTTAACAACTTAAAGTTAGCTAACCAAATGTTGAAGCAACGAAGAAGAAAGAAACAGGAGAAAGACCAAGAGATGCAACAAGCTAATATTCAAGCTCAAGCACAAGCTAATGCTAAATTAGCTGAACAAACAGCAATGGTTGAAACGCAAAAACAACAAGTACTAACAGAACAAAAGATTCAAATTGAGAAAATGAAATCTGAATTTGAAACTAATAAATTAGAAAGAGAAGCGCAAGTTAAATTGCAATTAATGGAGAAAGAATTCCAATATAACATGCAATTAGCTAAAGCACAAGTAGATATTGACACTGTTAGAGAAAAAGAGATAGAAGATAGAAAAGATAAAAGAACTAGAATACAAGCTACACAACAAAGCCAATTGATTAATCAACGTAAAAACGATTTATTACCTACGGATTTTGAATCTGCTGGTAACGATACATTAGGTGGAATAGGATTAGAACAATTTACACCTAGGTAATTATTATTAACTATTATATTATATTATGTCAGAAACAGTAAAACAAGAAGGTGACTTTAAAATTAAAAAGAAAAGAGGTCGACCTAAAAAACTAACATCAAATAAAGAAGCAATAAAAATAGATTTATCTCAACAAGATAAAGAAGAAGAAAAAAAGGAGGTAGAAAATGCCATTCAAGAGTCAAAACCAAAGGAAGAAGTGCTACAGTCTAATGAGTCAAGCGACGAGAAAAGGGAAGAAAGTAAAGTGGAATTGCAAGAAGTGGGAGAAACACACGAGCAAACTAAAATCCCTTCCGAAGAGAGTAAAAAAGAGGTAGTAGTAGAATCTCCTATATCAGAAATAACAGAAGAAGAAATTGTTGAAGAAAAAGTTGTAAATACTCAACCTGAAGTAGAACAACCTAAAATAGATTTACCAGAAAATGTAGAAAAGTTAGTTCACTTTATGAAAGAAACTGGTGGAACTATTAATGATTATGTTAGATTAAACGCAGATTACTCTAACATTGACAACGATGTTTTATTAAGGGAATATTATAGAAAATCCAAACCACATTTGGATGATGAAGAAATTAACTTTCTTTTAGAAGATAACTTTTCATATGATGAAGAGTTAGACGAAGAAAGAGATATGCGTAAAAAGAAACTCGCATACAAAGAAGAAATTGCGAAAGCCAAAACCTTTTTGGAGGAAACGAAAAAGAAGTATTACGACGAGATCAAGTTGAGACCGGGCGTTACTCAAGAACAACAGAAAGCAATGGATTTTTTCAATAGATATAACAAAGAACAACAAGTGGTTCAAGAACAACATGGAAAGTTTAAAGCTAAAACTAAAGACTTTTTCAACCAAGAATTCAAAGGTTTTGATTTCAGCATTGGGGAGAAAAAATTTAGATATGGCGTTAAAAATACTGAAGATGTTGCTAATAATCAATCAGATCTTACAAACCTAGTCGGGAAGTTCTTAGATAACAAAGGTGAAGTAACAGATTTTAAAGGTTATCACAAAGCCATTTACGCAGCACAGAATGCTGATACTATAGCTAATCATTTTTACGAGCAAGGCAAAGCTGATGCTGTTAAAGATATGATGGCTAAATCCAAGAATATAACAAATGAACCAAGGGCTACGTCCAATGGGGAAGTTTATATTAATGGAATGAAAGTAAAAGCAATAAGTGGTGTAAATAGTTCTGGGTTAAAAATAAAATCAATAAAAAAATAAAAACTAAAAACATATAATTATGGCTTTTAACACAAGTGGAAGTTTTCCGGCTACATTAATCCCACATCAAACGCAAATGACTTTACAGTCTAATTACTTGCAGTTTGACTCGGCTGCTGGTGGCGGAACTTTTGCACAACAATATCTACCTGAGCTTTATGAAGCTGAAGTAGAAAGATACGGAAACAGAACTTTATCTGGTTTCCTAAGAATGGTAGGCGCTGAAATGCCTATGACATCTGATCAAGTAATTTGGTCTGAACAAAATAGATTACACGTTTCTTATGAAGGTTGTACACTATTAGGTGGTAACTTATCAATTTCAGTTCCAATTGAAGCTGGTAAAGAAAATGCAATTAAAATAGGTAACACAATTTTAATGGCTAGTGGATTAGTAACTGTTAAAGCAAGAGTTAGTGGTGTTGCTGCTGCTGGTGGTGCTCCTAGAGTTTCAAATGTCACTTTTGAAACATATGAAGCTGCTACTGCTGTTGCTTTAGGTGCTGGTGCTACAGACATTAAAACGTTTGTATACGGTTCTGAATTTGCAAAAGGTTCTGGTGGTGATGATAGTGTTGTTGGGGGTTTTCAAGGATATTCAGCAATGTCAAGTATCGAACCTACATTAACTCAATTCTCAAACAAGCCAATCATTTTAAGAGACAAGTTCCAAGTTAGTGGTTCTGATGCTTCTCAAATTGGATGGGTTGAAGTTGCTACTGAAGATGGAACTTCTGGATACCTTTGGTATTTAAAATCTGAATCTGAAACTAGACTACGTTTTGAAGATTACTTAGAAATGAGTATGGTTGAAGCTGTAAGTAACGGTGCTGCTGGTATTGTTAATCCTGGTAATGGAGTAGCAGCTAACAACGGTTCTGAAGGTTTATTTGCTGCTATCGAAGAAAGAGGTAATGTATATAACGATTTCGCTGGTGCTGCTGCTCCTGGAGCTGGTGCATTAGGAGATTTTGACACTATCCTTAAGCAATTAGATACACAGGGTGCTATTGAAGAAAACATGCTTTTCTTATCTAGACAAACAGCTCTTGATTTTGATGACATGATTGCTGCTATGAACGGATCATATGCTTCTACTCAAGCTGCTTCTTACGGTCTTTTTGACAACGAAGCTGACATGGCGCTTAACTTTGGTTTCTCTGGTTTTAGAAGAGGTTCTTATGACTTCTACAAAACTGACTGGAAATATCTTAATGATTTCTCTACTAGAGGACTTATTGGAGACATCGATGGTGTAATGGTTCCTGCTGGAACTAGTACAGTTTATGACCAAATAATGGGTCAAAACATTAGACGTCCTTTCTTACATATAAGATATAGAGCTTCAGAAGCTGACGACAGAAGAATGAAGTCTTGGATCACTGGATCTGTTGGAGGTGCTTATACTTCTGATTTAGATGCTATGACTGTTAACTTCTTATCTGAAAGATGTTTAGTAACTCAAGCTGCGAATAACTTCGTATTGTTTAAGTCAACTGTATAATTATTAACATTTTAAAGATTAGAAATTATGGGAATGATTAAATTAAAAAAAGCTGGTGGTTTTGATTTAGTATCTGCAGATAATGTAGGTGCTGTTAAAATAGTTAGTAACGATGTAGTAATTGAATATACTACAGGATATAAAACTACAATTGCTGGAGCTAGTAACTTAGTTGAAGCTGATGTTGAATTATGTCTTGGTGGTATAGATGAAATGAACGGTGCTTCTGGAAAAGCTAATGAAATTATAGCTTTAAGTTCACTTGTGACTGGAACTACAGTTGCTTCATTGTAACAAAAAAAACAATAAGATCCCGCTTCGGCGGGGTCTTTTTTAATTATTATATTATATTATATTATGGAAACAAAAGAAAAGAAAAAACCTGAGGTTGTAAAAGACACTTGGGAAATTAAAGATAGATACTATCACTTATTAAATGGTGCTTCACCATTAACATTTAGAATTAACTCTAGACATTCTATGAGGAAACCTCTAATGTATTTTGATGAAGAAAAAGGTTATAATAGAGAACTTAGATACGCCACTAATATGAGAAGTCCATTTGTAGATGAACAAAAAGGTCCTGTAACATTAGGGCATATTGTTTTTGAAGATGGAGTTTTAATGGTTGAAAAAGAAAAAGTTGCTTTACAAAAACTACTTTCACTTTACCATCCAAATAAGGGTAAGATTTATTCTGAAAGAGATGAAGTACAAGAAGCTTCTGATGATTTAGAAGATCTGCATTTAGAGGTTGAAGCAATGGCTTTGGCTATCGGTATAGATATTGATCAAGGTGAAGCAATTCTTAGAGTTGAATTAGGTTCTTCAGTATCTAGTATGAGTTCTAAAGAGATAAAAAGGGATTTATTGTTATTTGCTAAGTCAAATCCAGCATTATTTATGGAATTAGCAAATGATGAAAATGTTGAACTAAGAAATTTTGGTATTAAAGCTACTGAAGCTGGAATAATATCATTATCTCAAGATCAAAGAACTTTCTCTTGGGCTAGTAATGGTCGTAAACTAATGAACGTACCTTTTGATGAAAACCCATACAGTGCTTTAGCTGCTTGGTTTAAAACTGACGAAGGAATGGAAGTTTACAAATCAATAGATAAAAAGACCAAATAACAAGTGATTATAATTAGGGTGGTATTTCGCCACCCTTTTTTTTTAAAATATTTAAAATGGCAGTAAGCGTAGATACAGTATATAAAACAGTATTACTTATACTAAATAAAGAACAGCGTGGATATATGACGCCAGATGAGTTCAATAAAATAGGTACCCAAGTACAAAGACAGATATTTGAGGGTTACTTTGAAGACTTAAATCAACAACTACGTATACCACAGTCTGATGTTGAATACTCAGATAGAGTTGCCATAACAGAAGAAAAAATAGCAGAATTCAAAACAGAAGCTGCACCAACAGGTACTAATCCTTTTACAGTACCCACCGATTTATATAGGTTAGGATCCTTTACCTCTGAACAAACAGGTAGACCTATAGCAGAAATCCAAACAGTAGGTAGAGCTGATTATTATAACTTAATAAAATCTCCTTTAACAGCTCCATCCTTAACACATCCAATATGTCTTTATGAAGACAATCAATTAATTGTTTCTCCGAGCTCTATCACTACAAATGTGAAAGTTCAGTATGTAAAAAAACCATTAGATCCTGTGTGGGCTTACAGCATAGATCCTGTAACAGGAGCTTTTGTATTTTCTACTGGTACTGGAGCTGGAGTTTACCCTACAACTGGTTATCAAGATTTTGAACTACACAACTCGGAACAAACAGAGTTAATATTAAGAATGCTGCTTTATGCTGGTATAGTTATAAGAGACCCACAAATAGTACAAGTAGCAGCACAGAAGATTCAACAAGAAGAAGTAAACGAAAAATCATAATACATGGCACTATTAACAGAAACTAATGCTCAATATTACGCTGGACAACAAGACTTAGGTGTTTTAAGTAATGTAGCTGGTAGTAACATAATTATAAATGCTTGGAGTTTTACAACTACAGCAGTTAGTGCTTTTGATGCTACTGGAAACCAAATCAGTTCAATTTCTAACTATACATTGTATTATGATGATGGTACTGGTTTTACAGCAATTGCTGAAGACTTATCTTACATAGGAGAATTTAACCAAATAATATTAAGAGATCCATTGTCAGTTGGTTATAATGGTAGGTTTTATATACAGTTAAAACAATCTACTATTAATAACAACTATGGTGGTTATTCTTACATCACCTTAGACGATATAATCAACAACTTTATAGTAGGCTATGTCGGAGCTGGTAAACTGATTCCAGGGGTAAAAAGAACTGATGTTATGTTTCATGCTAAAAGGGGTTTGCAAGAGTTTAGTTATGATACATTAAAAAGTATTAGAGCTCAAGAACTAACGATTCCAGCAAGTTTATCTGTACCAATACCACAAGATTACGTTAATTACGTTCAAATGTCTTGGGTTGATAACGCAGGTATTAAACATATTATTTACCCAACTAGATTAACTTCTAATCCTACTGAACTACCTTTACAAGATGTCCAAGGTATACCAACACAAGATGCTTTTGGAGAAAATTTAGATGCTGACCAATCTATAACTGAAGAAAGATGGAAAACAGCTAATGAGAATAATATCACTGGTAATTATGACCCGTTTAATTTTGACGGTGTTTATGATTATGCTTGGTGGAAACAAGCGTATGGAGAAAGATATGGTTTAGATCCAGAAACAACACAAATAAATGGATGGTTTACTATAAATGAAAGATTAGGTAAAATGTCTTTTTCTTCTGATTTAGCTAATAAACTTATAATACTAGAATATATATCTGATGGATTAGCTGTTGATGGAGATTTAAAAGTACCTAAAATGGCTGAACAAGCAATGTACATGCATATAGCTCATGGTATCTTATCTGGAAGATCTAAAGTTCCAGAGTACGTTGTTAGTAGGTTTAAGAAAGAACGTTCTAGTACACTTAGGAACGCTAAAATAAGATTGAGTAACATTAAGTTAGAAGAAATATCACAAGTGTTTAGAGGTAAATCTAAATGGATTAAACATTAATTATGCCGCAAATTAATAATACTTTTCTCAAGTCTAAGATGAACAAAGACTTAGACGCTAGACTAGTGCCTAATGGTGAATATAGAGATGCTCAAAATATAAACGTTAACAAGTCAGAAGGAAGTGACGTTGGGGCTTTAGAAAATGTATTAGGTAATAGTGTTATTACAATTATAAGATCTTCTATTGAGGAATTAGAAAGAGAAAAAATAAACCAAAGATATTTAACCGGTGTTAAACCAGGAGAAATAACTTTTCCAAAGTTAGAAGTTATTGGTTATTATATGGATCTCAATGGAGATAACATATACATGTTTTTAACTGATTATGCAGATTCTTCTAACAATAGATTAAGTAATTTTGCACCAGCTGATTATGTAATACCTACGACAACACCAGGTACTCCTGATACTTGGGTATATAAAGGTGCTGGTTGTTATATAGTAAGATATAACACAGTAAATAATCAATCTAGAGTATTAGTTGCTGGTAATTTCCTTAATTTTTCTAAAACACATCCTATAATAAATGTAAACCTTTTAGAGAACTTATTGTTTTTCACTGACGATAGAAATCAACCTAGAAAAATAAACGTTGAAACTGCTTTTAATGATTCTTGGGAATTATGGAACGCTAGCGTACCAGGAAGTAACCCTTATTATTACAATGAAGATCATATTTCAGTTGCTAAATTTGCCCCATACGAACCTTTTGAATTTTTAAACTCTGGTAATAGTAGTACGTTAATATCTAACAGTGAGGAATTTTTACCAGCTAACATAGTCACTAATTCATCAGCTGGCGCTGGTGGTGGAGGTAATACAATGTCTTTGACTGGTACTTATTCAATAACTGGTGTTAATGCTGATTATGCTAATGGAGATAAATTAGTAGTTGTGGCTCCATTTAATTCAACAGTTGGTGCTACTACAACTATAATACAGACTGATAGAGAATATACTATAAATACTTTCTCAACTACACAATTGGTTGTATATGGAACTTTTGGAGTTGCAATTGATTCAGGAAGTAAACTTCTGATAAAAAGAAAAAACCCATCATACGACATTGGTTATAAAGGAGATAAAAACCTAATGCAAGATGAATTCGCTAGGTTTAGTTATAGATTTAGATATGATGATGGTGAATATTCTTTAATGGCTCCATTTACACAGACTGCTTTTGTACCAAAAAACTTTGGTTATTTTATAGATGAAGACGATCAAAAAGCAAAAGAATCTGGTATAGTAGATTTTATGGAAAATAGAGTTGATCAAGTAAAACTAAACTTAACTTTACCAGTTATTGCTAATGATCTTAAAAGTGCTTTAAAAGTAGAGGAAATACAAATATTAGTTAAAAATTCAGATGAACTAAATGTTAGAGTTGTAGAAGAAATTAATGTAGGTGATATTTCTGGTGCTACAACTGCTTATGAATATGATTATCTAGCTACTAAACCAATTAAAGTTTTACCAGAAGCAAACTTAACAAGGGTACATGATAAAATACCTGTTAGAGCTTTAACCCAAGAAGTTGTTTCTAATAGAGTTGTTTACGCAAACTTTATAGATAAACATTCTTCTCC